TATTTGCAATAGTTATTGCTAATGAATCTCCTGCTGCTATTGCACTATTTCCAAGAAGTCCAGAAGTAACTGTAGTATTACAGAATATTTCTTCACCATCTTCAAATACTTCGGTAGAATTATTCGCTGTACTAGAATTCAAATAGTTAATATAAAGAGTTAAATTATCCCTTTCAGAATCTTCAGACAATAAAACTTTATCAACAACTGCCGTTACACCAGAATTCTTTCCAGTAATCTTTGTACCAACTAATTGATCTACATAAGCAGCAACTGGTACTCCCTGATAATTATTATTTAATTGAACACACTTATAAAGCTGAGTAAATCCAGTATTTCCAGGAATTACCTTTGCACCTTCCTTGAAAAAATGTTGACCAAACTTTTCAATCTGATTTTGCAGTATGGATTGAAGGGTAGTTAACTCCCTTGCCTGGACTGGATAACCAGGTTTGAATAATACTTTATGGAAATCATTAGACGCTTCAAAGTCATCAAAATATGGCGCGACGTTTAAATTGGTTTGCTGTGGCATGATTTCTTAGAACTGCAAAATAACTTTGATATCTTCTTTTTGGTTGGCAGACCTAGTAATAGATGGTCTATTATCAACATAGATGATGTTTCCGGAATACTTTTTAGCTTCTGGATTCGCTAAACCATTAGTGAATGATTGACCAAGATAATACGTTCTATTATTTATTACGGTACTTATACCCGTAAAGGATGTATTAATTGCTAAATTAGATCCTGTTGAAGGAACAATAGTCAAACTTCCGCCAGTAGCAGGAGAACTTGTAAATTCAATTTGATCATACCCATAAACAGGGTTAGTAATAGCAGCACCAACAGTGTTAAAACCTGCCATGGTTCTATCTTGCCAGTACTTTAATACACCAGTAGTTTGATCATAATTAACAACTCTACCAACTGCAGTAGATCCTGTAGCAACAG